GACAGGAGCATCTTAAAGAGGGTAGATATACTCTCAACATGGTTAAGATTGACAGAAAAGTCAGAGAAGTAATTAGCCATATAAAACTTGCAGAAGCTAAAAAAGAGCATATGCAAAATAAGATAGAAGAACCTGCACCTACAGTTTCTGTAGCCACTTAAGAGCTACATACAAAAATCAATATAAAAACATAGCCCTCTTGCGCTCTAATTAAATGTGTTGTATAAAGGACACACTAAGATAATTAAGTACATAAATTGGTTATTCTTTTCTTAGTAAGAGTAACTGGCGCGAGGAGGCGCTGATTATATGACAACACACTTTAAAAATGGAGTCACTAACGTAGTAGGAAAAGATGGAGGTTCTTCTGTATTTAGTGGAATCAAACAACCTCTTATTACAGGTGGATACGAACAAGAAGAAGCGTATCAAAATGATTTTACAATCTATAACGCAGGAGATTGGACAGTCACATCAACTGGTGGATCTGACTTTCAACTAGCACAATATGCTGGTGGATGGTTAAGATTAGGAGATAATGCTCCAGCAGCCGGTGAAGTTACAGGTGTTGCAGGACCAGAGGTTTGGCAATACTTATCAACTAACAAATGGTATTTTGAAACTAGCATCGCAGTAACAGATGTAAGTGACGCTAATATCTTTGTTGGTTTTGCTCAAGATGGTTATGTAGATTCTGACACTTTACCAACTGATGGTATTGGGTTCTCACACTTACAAGATACAACTACAATTCAATTCATTTCTAGAAAAAATGGAGCAGGTGTATCTTTTGATATGTTAGACACTGCAGGTGGATCTACTTTTACTTTTGAAGATTCAACTGTGCCTACACAAACAGCAACGGTTCAAGCTAAACCAACTAACTCAGTTAGATTAGGTTTTATATATCAACCTGCTGATAGTGAGCTAGGAGTTACTGCAAATCAGTACAAGTTATTTCTAAATGGAAACCCTGTAGGAGTTCAAGCTGCTACAACTGTGCCGGATGATATTGCATTAGAAGCAAATATGATGATCGCACATAAAGGAACAAATGCTAATCACTTAGTGGTTGATTACTTTAATACGATTCAATCTAGAGTAGCTGCATCTGGACCACAAGCATAATAATTAATATAGTGTGGGCTTCGGCCCACACATTAATTTTTAAGGAGAAAACTAATGAGCACATATCCAGTAGATGTAAAAGCGGTACAAAAATCAACTGCTGCTACACACACAATATTTGCAGGACCAGGTAGAATTGTAGGTCTTTATATTAATAAAGAACCAAATGTTGCGCAAAGCACTGTTACTTTACAAGATGACAGCACAACTGTTGCAGAATTTACAGTTAGAGCTACCACTAATACTAACGGAGACGGTTTAACAGAATATATTCAGTTTCCAGGTACAGGTATTAGATGTGCAACAAGTATTAAGTTGACAATTGGAACTGCAGTTACATTTTGTACAGTAATATTTGGTTAGGAGTTTTAAGTGGCCACAATTACTTATACAGTCACTGTAGCAAGTGGCACAACGCAATATGGAACCGGTAATAGATTTTATATCAACGGTGAGTTAGCCCCTGTCTTGTATTTACAAGAGGGTAATACTTATATTTTTGATTTATCTGATACAACAAACGATACACATCAATTAGCTTTTTCTACAAACCCTAACAACTCACCTGCTGCAGCTTATACAACTGGTGTTACTACAACAGGAACTCCAGGAACAAGTGGAGCAAAAGTAACCATAGTAGTTGCACCTGTCAAAAAAACTGGCGCACCTGTTTTATTTTATTATTGCACAGCACATAGTGGGATGGGTAATGCTGCACAAACTATATCACCTACTTCTGGTGAGTCAGAATTCAACCCACAAATAGATGAAATTATAGAAGAAGCTTTTGAAAGAACTGGCGTTCAAGGAACTAGAACAGGTTATCAATTAAAATCTGCAAGAAGATCTTTAAATATAATGTTTCAAGAATGGGCAAACAGAGGGGTTCATTTATGGAAAGTTAAACTTGCAAAAATTCCATTAGTAGAGGGTCAAGCAGAATATAATTTTGCATCTGATTCTGAAAATTTTCCACAAGATATTGATTCAGTATTAGAAGCATATTACAGAAATAATTCTGATGCAACAGCACCTCAAGATATTGCATTAACTAAAATAGATAGATCGGCGTATTCCGCTACACCAAATAAGTTAGCTAAAGGCACTCCATCACAATATTATGTAGAAAGAAAAATTAATCCTAGTATATTTTTATATACAACACCTAGTGCAAGTGTATCAGATACAACTACACCTAGTAAGTTTCAATTTTGTTTTTATTACTTAGCTAAAATTCAAGACGCAGGTTCTTACAATTATACATCGGATGTGGTAAATAGATTTTATCCTTGTATGATGTCAGGACTTGCATATTATTTAAGTCAAAAATATTCACCAGCTATGAGTCAAGAGTTGGAAAGAAGATATGAAAGTGAATTGTTAAGAGCACTTGATGCAGACAATCAAGGCACATCTACTTTCATTTCACCACAAACATTTTATGGAGATGGAGTATAATGGGTAAGTACGCGTCAGGTAAATATGCATTAGCAATTTCTGATAGATCAGGAATGGCGTTTCCATATGATGAAATGGTTAGAGAATGGAATGGTTCTTTAGTTCATTTTTCAGAGTTTGAAGCAAAGCAACCACAATTAGAACCAAAACCAGTTGGTTCTGATCCACAAGCTTTATATAATCCAAGACCACAACCAGAATCAAAACAAAGTTTAATTCTTTTAAACAACAATCCTTTTACAAGTGTAATCTCTGGCGGAACTACTTATGTAAATGTTTTTTCAGAAAATCATCAAAGAGCAGCAGGTTCTACAGTAAGATTTAGGGGACCACCACAAGTTATTTCTGCAGGTTCGGGAGGACAAGATGGAAAAAATTTACAAGCTTTTGCAAACATACCTACATTTGATAATGTTAGTGATTTAAATAATGCATCTGGTTTTACAATCGCATTAGGACAAATTAATTCTGCAGGAGTTGTTACGGGTGCAACAACATCTGATCCTTTAACCAATCCAATAAATTATTTTTATATAATTAGTACTAGCAACGCTACATCTGGTGGTGTATCAGGTGGTGGAGCAAACTGTTCTGCTGGCCCAGTAACATTAGGAGTCGTAAACGCATAATGGCATACACTTTAGACAATTTAAGAACCGATATTAGAAACTATACAGAAGTAGGCAGTAATGTTTTGTCTGACACTGTGTTAGAGAGAATAATTAAAAATGCAGAATTAAAAATACATAGAGCAATAGATACAGATCAAAGTGTATTTTATGCAACATCTAATTTAATTATTGGTAATAGATATGTAACTATACCGGCTGATTTAAGATTTATTAGATATGTTCAACTTACAAATTCTGATAATGAACAGTTTTATTTGGAACAAAGAGACACTAGTTTTATTGCAGAATATTACTCTACACCTGGGACTTCAGCTGTAGATATCCCTAAATACTATGCAAACTGGGATGAAGAATTCTGGGTGGTAGCTCCAACCCCTGACAGAACCTACGAAATTACATTAGCTTATGACAAAGAGCCACCAACAATTACAACAGATACAACTGGCACTTATTTGTCAAATAAATATTCAGATCTTTTATTAAATGCCTGCTTGGTAAATGCATATGGGTACTTGAAAGGACCGCAGGATATGTTACAATACTACCAAGCTGCTTATAATGAAGCTTTAGAATCGTATGCTCTCGAGCAAATCGGGAACAGACGCAGAGACGAATATCAAGATGGTGAAGTTCGGGCTCAACTTAACGTCAAACCACCATCAAGTTATGGAAAATAAATAGGAGAAAACAAAAATGGCAAACGTAGTACCTTACTCATTCGCACAAGAATTGTTAAAAGGAACACATAACTTCACAAGTAACACTATAAAATTTGCTTTGTATGAAGCTGGATCAGGAGCACCTTACGCAGTAGGAGACACTGCTTATAGTTCAGGAGTAGCTAATCAAGTTGGAACTTCTGGAACTGGTTATTCAACTGGTGGAAATACTTTGAATAACCCTGTTGTTGCAAATCAAACAAATGTTGCAACTTTGACTTTTGATCAAACACAGTGGACGTCAGCAACTTTTGGTGCAGCTTATGGAGTTATATATAATAATTCATCGTCTGATAAGTTAGTCGTTGTTCTAGATTTTGGTGGAACTAAATCTTGTTCGAACGGAACATTTACAATAACGTTCCCAAGTACAAGTTCAAGTGGACCTGGTGCAGCTGGAACAAATTCGCTTATTAGTATAAGTTCGTAATAGGAGAATAAAATGGCTTTGGTTATAAATGACAGAGTAAAAGAAAACAGTACAACATCTGGTACAGGTAATATTACACTCGCGGGTGTTGCATCTGGACAAGGTAATGTAACTTTTAATAGTGGTATCGGAACAGGTAACACGACTTACTATTGTATTTTTGAACAAGGCACAAACACGTTTGAAATAGGTTTAGGAACTTTATCGGGTTCTACGACTTTGGAGAGAACAACAGTTATTAATAACTCTTCAGGTAACACATCTAAAATAAGTTTTACAGGCGGAACATTAGATGTATTTGTAACAATGCCTGCAGCAAAAACGGTTTACTTAGACTCAACAGGTACACCAGTAGGAGCGGCTTCAGCAGGTTTTGCACTTGCTATGGCTGTTGCATTATAAAGGAATAAATTATGGCACAAGATTTTAGAAACAATTTACAAAGAAACGTTGGGACATCAGAAGTTACTTTAGTAACAGGCGGCGATTATGATGCAGTCATTGGAATTAGATGTTGTAATGTTCTTACCTCTACTATTGAAGTAGATGTATTTATCGAAAATAGTAGTAATGATCATTTTATTGCAAAAGGGGTGGTTGTTCCACCAAACTCTGCAATTGAATTGATTCAAGGTGGAGCAAAAATTGTTTTAGAAAATGGTGATGTATTAAAAGCTAAAAGTAATACTGCTTCTAGTTTAGATATTGTCACTTCATTTATAGATAGTATTAGTACGTAAGGAGTAATATGACGGCAATAGTAAATGGTGTTCAATACATTGGAGGTCAAACATCTCCAGATGAATTTATAAAAAATCAAGCGTCAACGATTGACGGAACTCAAACAATAGATAGTGCAGTTCTTGCAGGACCTATTACGATTCCTGCAACAATAACAGTAACAGGAACTTTAGTAATAGTGTAATGTCAAAGATAGAAGTAGATGCAATAGATAAACAAAGTGGTTCAACTTTAACTTTAGGTGGATCTGGCACGGCTGTAACTTTAGCGTGTGGTGCCACTCAATCGGGTTTTGGTAGAACAGGGACTGTTGATTGGCAAACAGGTTCAATCAAAACAACTACATTTACAGCTGCAAACGGCGAAGGTTATTTTGTAGACACATCAAGCGGCGGTGTAACTTGTAATTTACCAGCAGGATCAGCTGGAGCAATTGTTGCTTTTGCAGATTATACTAGAACTTTTGGAACTAATGCTCTTACAGTAACACCAAACGGATCAGAAAAAATTGGTGGAGTTGCAGCGTCTATGATATTAGAAGTAAATGGTGAAGCAGCTACATTAGTTTATGTAGATGGAACAGAGGGTTGGATTAACGTTCAACAAACTGAAACTTCAAATACAGGAAATCCTTTTTTAGTTGCAAGTGGAGGTACAACAACTACTTGTGGCAATTGCAAAATTCATACCTTTACAGGACCAGGAACTTTTACGGTTTCACAGGTTTCATCAAATTGTGCAGCAGAAAATATAGTTTCATATTTAATCGTTGGTGGCGGCGGTGGCGGTGGATCGGGATGTAATCAATCAAATGGTGGTGGTGGAGCTGGAGGATTTAGAGAATTAAAATCTCCAACAACTCCATACACAGCAAGTCCTTTAGATGGTTACCCAAATGCACCTAACAGAGTTACAGTAACAGCACAAGCATATTCAATAGTAGTAGGTGGTGGAGGAAACGGTGGAGTAAATCCTGCTGGTGGTGGAGCTCCTCCTACAGCTGCTACACAAGGAGCAGATTCAAGTTTTGGAGGTATCTCTGGAGCAGGTGGTGGTAAAGGAGCTGATGGTGGAACGTGTTATGGTTTTTCAGGTGGTTCAGGAAGTGGTGGAGGTCAAGGACCTTTTACAGGAACAGGATCTTATTATAACGGACCAGGATGTGCCGGAGCAGGTAATACTCCTCCAGTTACTCCTTCTCAAGGTAATCCAGGTGGAACAGGGTATACAATATATAATACTCCTCCAAGCAATACTAATATTGTAGGCGGTGGAGGAGGTGGAGCAACAGCAGCTGGAACAGACGGATCAAGTTCTTTACCCTCTGTAGCACCTGGTGGAGCTGGAGCTACAACGAATATTACAGGCTCACCAGTAGCTTATGCTGGAGGCGGCGGTGGCGGTTCTTTAAGACAAGGACCTTTAGGACCTTCTTTTCCAGTTGGTGGAGCTGGTGGAGCTGGTGGCGGCGGAACTGGTGGCCAATGTGGTGATGGTGGTGGAGCTGTTGCAACAGCTGGAACAGCTAACACTGGTGGTGGAGGTGGAGGAAGTGGAAATGCACCTGGTCCTGGCGGTGCTGCTGGTGGTGGAGGAAGTGGAATTGTGGTAATAAGATATAAATTTAAATAATTATGACAAGTACAATTAAAGTAAACAACATACAAAACCAATGCGGTGCAAACATTATTAACGAGAATAGTAATACAATTACTATTGGCGCTAGTGGTGATACGATTGCATTAGCATCAGGTGCATCACAGACAGGTTTTGGTAGAGAAGGATCAGTTAATTGGCAAACAGGTTCAATTAAAACTTCTACATTTACAGCAGTGAGTGGTGAAGGTTATTTTATAAATCAAAGTAGTGGAATTACTGCAAACTTACCTGCGGGATCAGCGGGGGCTATTGTGGCTTTTTCTGATTATGCAAGAAATTTTGCTACATACAATTTTACAATTAGTCCAAATGGATCAGAAAAAATTGGTGGAGTTGCATCAGACTTAGTATTAAATGTGAATGGTCAAGCAATCACTTTAGTTTATGTTGATTCAACAAAAGGTTGGGTTAATGTTCAAAACGCAGAAGATACTGAAACAGGTGTAGTACCTGCTTTTGTTGCTGCAACTGGTGGAACAGTGACAACAGTTTGTACAAATTTCAAAGTTCATACATTTACAGGACCAGGAACTTTTTGCGTTTCTTGTGCAGGTAATGCAGTAGGTTCTAACACAATTTCTTATATGGTAGTTGCTGGAGGAGGTGGTGGAGGATCACAATCAGGAGGAGGTGGTGGAGCAGGTGGTTTTAGAGAGGGAAAAACAAGCACTTGTTCTTATTCAGCATCTCCATTAAACGCACCTGCAGGTCTCCCAGTTTCAGCACAAGGTTATCCAATTACAGTAGGCGCTGGAGGAGCAGGCGCTCCAACATCAGGAAATCCAAACAGTAATCCAGGAAGTAATGGTAATAATTCAATTTTTGCAGGATCTTCAACAATAACATCCACAGCAGGTGGCGGCGGTGGATCTAATTCAAGTCCAGGACCATCTGCGAGAACAGGCGGATCTGGAGGCGCTATGGCAGCAAAAAGTGGAGGTGGTGAAACAGGTGGAGCAGGAAACACACCTCCTGTTAGTCCTCCTCAAGGTAATAATGGTGGAGATGGTGGTCACGATGGAAATCCAGGTTTTCAAGATTATGGTGGTGGTGGAGGTGGTGCTACTACAGCTGGTTTAGGTGGACCTTCTTATCCTGCACCAGGACCTGCGGTTATGGGAGGAACTGGAGCTACAACTTCTATTTCAGGATCTCCTACCACATATGCAGGAGGCGGTGGTGGTGGAAATCACCCAAGTGGTCCTGCTGCTCAAGGTGGACCAGGTGGTGGAGGTGTTGGTGGTGTAGGACCTGCACCAGGAGGAGTTGGTGGAAATGGAACAGCTAATACAGGCGGTGGTGGAGGTGGTTCTGGAGAATTTGATGCTGTAGGTGGAACAGGTGGATCTGGTATAGTAATAATAAGGTATAAATTTCAATAGGTAAATTATGAGTGAAATAAAAGTAAATAAAATTAGTCCAAGAACAAATTGTGGTACAGTTCAGTTAGGAGATAGTGGAGATACATTTACTATTCCTGCTGGTGTA